AAAGCACAGCAGCCGTTCAATCCACGTCCTACTCTCTATCCCATACAATAGATAAATATTCTAGAACCATTCCGCATCCGGATGCACTTCAACGGACAGATGGTTCATTATTCTGATGATTAATTCTCGTATCATATTATTAAAACTTTTACTGTTATGGTAGATAATAATCCCCGGTTTCTATTCTTTCTCCCTCCACATAACCAAGTTCAAGCAAAGTATTCCACATTTTAGCAGCCCAAATATAGGATAATAAATTATTCTGATGAATTTTATCACTGCCGGGCCAAAAGAGTGTTTCATAATCCGATGCTGTATATTGACCTTCTATAATACCTAACGCTTGTCCATCATAAACTGCTTGTCCTTGAGTATAAGCGCGAAGATTGATATATCTTGCACCAAAACATTTATTAGCTTGATATATTAATTTAGCATTTGTCGCAACTAAAGGGGTAGAACAAACAATATATTTCTCAGAAAAATTATTAGCAGATGACCTAACCATATTAGCCCAATCTTCTTCTGATTCATATCCAGAATTCTGACCTGTAAACCATATATGAGGATAGTCCTTGTCGTCATACAATGCAGCGTCAAAAAACACATTGCCTACACCTATCTTGGTTTCTCTTCCTTCTTCCAACCTTGTAAATTCATACAATAAAGAGGTAGCCAAACTATCAAAATAAATTTCCCCTTGATTGATAGGCAATAGCTCACTGCACTTGAATAATTCAGAGTAATGATATTGTCCCTTACTGTCTATATAGCCATCTCTTGTTGCATTGGTTTCAATATCTACTGTATCTTCATTTATTGTTATATGCGGTTCTCCAACATTTGGGTTATTTATTGTAAATGCGTATTTTGTTGCACTAGATGGTATTGAATGAGTACCTGTCTCGGATAGACTTTTTATAAATGTTCCATTCTCTGTATAAAATGCTATACCAACAGCGTCAATGGCTTGCTTTGCCAGTTTCCCTCTTATTCCATTTATAACTACTTGTACATTCTGACCACTAGATATACTATTATAAGGTGTATCTTGATAATTTCCGTCACTTTTTATCCATGCACTTTCTAAAGCACAAATGACAGTGCCGTTAGCTGGGATGGTAAATTCACCTTTAACCCTTATACCTATGCCTCCTGCCCTCGTTAAATTGCCAATAGTTTTTTCACCTCCTTGTGTATGCGGAATTAGTTCATAACCTCTGTTTTTTAATATATTACCTAATTCGTATCTTATAAGAGCCGTATCATTACCACACAGTGAATCTCCTACTATAACAACTCTTTTAGGCTTAGGCTTTTCAGAAGAGATTCCTGCTTTATAAACAACGACACTTGGTTCCCCAACAGCAATAAATTCATTGTCTGAAGTGGATTTTGTCTGTAATATAAGTTCTAATTTTGTATATTGAGAATAATCCGATGTATTGATAGTTACCGGTCCTGTTCCGTCTATTAGTTCATAAATTACATTATCATTCCCATAAAGAACAAGAGATGACAGTTTATCTGCACTATTAGAAATACTAATATTATTTGACAATCCTTTAACGGTAACAGTATCATAGTCAGAAATATCAAATTTATTAGAGCTCCAAAGTTTCTGGACTGAATTATAATTTTGTTCCTTGCCGTTTGGTTGATTCGTTCCAGTAAGCCATCTTCTTTTATTCCAAACAAATGATGAGAAAATATCCTTATTATCAACCCCTTCTATTAAATTATATATTTTGCCTATATCAGAAGAATTTTGATTAACGCCCAATGACAATTTGTCAAATTCATTTTTGGATGCGATTGTACTATATATTATCGCTCTTACACTTGGTTCCCCAACAGCAATAAATTCATTGTCTGAAGTGGATTTACATTGTAAAATTAATTCCAGCTTGGAATATTGAGAATAGTCTGATCTATTGATTATATTTTCATTGCTTGCATCTTTAATTCCTTTAATAAGGATATTATCACCATAAATACATATACCATTTAATGTAGATGCACTTGTGCTTATAGACGAGCCATTTAATAATCCATCGCAAATAATACTATCATATTCTGAAATGTCAATTCTTGCGTACCATATTTTTTGAGTAGCATTATATTGCAATTCTCCGCCATTAGGCTGATTTGTTCCTGTTTCCCATCTTTTTTTATTCCAAACAAGAGCATCTACAACATCCGTTTCCGATCCTTCTATTTTTTTTAACGAAGATTGGATAGGTATCAGTTCTTCTGGTTTAACCACCTTGGCTTTGCTATTGGCTATAACTGATGGAATTATAGAATTATCTTGTTTTGCTTGAATAATGATGTTAATATTGCTTCTGTCGGAATATTTATCCATATTAATAACAGCAGAACTACCCCTCAAATATTCTATTTGTTCGCTACCACTATAAATACTAATTGAAGGGAAAATATCAGAAGCGTCTACTTTTTCTGATAGTCCTGACATTTTTAGAGTATCGTAATATCCTACATCTGTCAATTTGGTATGCTTATAATTTTGTTTTTGAATACTATTACCCGCAGACGAATTTGTTTCCCAATCCCATGTGCCATCTATCCATACTGTGTTTTCTGTTATAAGCTCTTTATCTATAGAGCCTTCTATTTGTGTCTTTAAATAAATTTCCTCATTTTCTAACTCTGAAATTTCCGTAGTCAGACTTTTTCGTGTATTGGGGTTGACCACCGCATCATAGATGGTAGCTGGATAAATGGTTTGTCCACCCTTGGTCAACTTATGTGTTTTTGCCATAATAAATCTCCTATTCTAAATTAGTAACTGTTTCTTCTTCCTCTTCCAGTGGCAAAGGAGGTACAAAATCACTCAGCACATCTTCATACTCATTATCCGACAATGGGAACGCCTGGATCGCATTGTATGCGGCATAATCGGGATAAGATGTTATTTCCACCGTGCTTTCATCGGTTTTCCCGGTAGTCAGTACGATTCCTGTATCTTCAACGGAAACAAGGTTGCAGATGCCATCCTGAAAGTCGGAATCGGATATGAAGTATTCACGTTTGACCTTCAACATACCGGGAGAAAAACAGGGGTTGTCAAAAGCGACAAGCAGGTTGCCGTCTTCCATGCGGCTGCAACCCACATACTCATGCCCGTCAAAGGAGGCTATGAACTTTCCCTTGAATGGATTGAAGTAAGTGAACCGGAAAGGAGTATTCACATCCCCGTTCAAGTTCTTCTCTATGATCTTAAAATCGGACTGATAATTAATTCTCATAACTATAATATTGATGTTACATCGTCTATCTCCTCGGCTGTCAGGTATCCGTTCAAGTCAACACTTCCGCCACCTCCTGTCGTGCCTGTAGGACTCCATTTTCCCTTTGTTTTGCATTCATATATAGGACCCGGTATGGTGTCACCCACAACAGCCCAGTCACCTACAACAGGAGATGAAACTGTCTCTTCCAGCAATTTAAGAGTAGAGAACAACCCCTTGTTGCGGATACCGTTCTGCTTGACTTTTTCCACTTCGGTAGAAGTCTTGCTAAAGTTGTTGTTAAGACGGTCTGCCGCCTCACTCCAAGTTCCTGTTTTGTTAATAGTATTCAGTTCCATATCACTTCACTTTATTTGGGCAACATGTTCTGATCCCATACAATCTCAGAACCTTTAACCATAATTATGCGTCCTCCCATTATCTGGGTCTGATATATATAACCGTCACTTCCTTTTTGCTCCGCGACCATACTATCCGGGCGGAAATATAATCTATCACTGCTAGAAGGATCGAACATGGAAATACTGGGAATCATCCCTCCAAGTCCGTACTGTAGGGAGATACTGAACAGTTCTTCCTCATTATAATCATACATTCTGATAGACGGTACGGAATACTCATCCTCAGGGGATATTACGATCTTGTAACCATTGGATGATATGACATTGACAGTACCACTAAACTCTCCCTCTCCTTTTATCCAGATATTGCCATCCTCATCAATTTTAAAATTGCCGTTAGGTGACTTTACATTTTTAAAGATTCCGCTTTCCGCATTGACTTCCCCTCTGAACTTACCACCTAGAGCATAGATATATCCTCTCAAAAACACATCACCGCCATGAGTCGCAACAAAGTTCGCCATGTTCGCCCATTCCGCATCCGTAGGCTGGTAATCGGGGTTATTACGGAACCTCATTACGGTCAGAATCGCCTGTTCAAGTTTTCCTCCTGCCCAGAATGCCACATCATCATCGTCATTGTATATGCCGCTAACTCCGGCTGTGACCTTCTGTAACTTGCCATTCTTGTAGTTGCCTAACTGGATCATATTGGCAAGAATCAGACCACCAAGAATATCCACAGATCCATCCTTGATCGCACTGGCGATATAATTGATTGACTGGAAACCGGCTGTTGCCTTGTCGTTGTCAAGAATTGAAGGCTTCCAGTCAGTAGCGATGGTTCCACGCTCTAGCTGAAGGTCACAAACGGTTGCGGTACCACTGATAAGAAATATACCACTGCCATTGAAGGTGATCTTATGGGTATATCTCTGATAAGAGGATGTGAGAGGTTGAGAAACACTGAAAGAACCGCACGAAACAGACACAGACGTACCCTTTGCTTTATAACTGATAACATAACTTTCTCCTTTAATCAATGATACGGACTGGGACAAACTACCGATTGCGGCAGAGTACCCGGAGCCGGCATCACTGTCCGCAGATACGGTAGCCACACCCGTCCAATATTCCAGTTGCTTGCTAAAAAGTTCGGTATCCGCCGATAGCTCGGTAGCGGCAGACAGGTCCTCTGTCTCATAATCTCCCGTAAATCCGGAATTGCGCAACAGATTGACACTTCCGACAGCCGCATTGTCTATCGCATCCTTGGCCTCTTGGGCAAGATCTGCGGCCGCCTGTATCTCATCCGGCAGACCTTCCATATTACGCCATCCGGTGGAACCCTGCTCGATATGGAACATACCCTTGATATCAACACCTTTATCCTGAGTGTATTCCATGTAAGTGGTCCGGTCCTTGTCGCCAATATACGTATCTCCGTACACCTTCATCCGGGACTTGCCGGTAGATTTGTCAAAATCAAAAGATATAACGTCTTTCCCGGTCAAGGTAAAATCATTAATACCCTGATACATGATGATGGACGGAGAAACTTCGTTCACCGAAGAGAGAATTATCGCCGCCTGTCGGGTAATATCGGTCTTATGGCCCAATCCCACGATATCATCACCTGCCACCGGAACATCGTTCTCGACATTAGGATCACACACGGTCTTGGACAGGTCTATATAATTCTCACCTACTGCTGTGACCAACCGCCAGTAATAGCGGTTGCCGACATGATGAGAAACGCCAGTCTTGATATTGCACTCCTGTGCGATGGCGAGAGATCCCGGAGTAAACTGGTTCTCTATCTCAATTCCGTCTTCCTCTTCCTTGAAATAACAACGGTAGACATCATCCAACTCATCCACACGGTTGCATTTCATGCCTGCATGGGAAATCACCTGCTCGCCACCTACATACGTCTTCTTCTTTACTTCAAGCTCGTCAAAAACGGCTTTGACCTTGACATACAGATAATCAACAACAGCCTGTGACATACCGTTCTCAAGTACAGTAATTCCACTACCGTTCTTACCAATCAAAAGACCTTTCAAAAAAGTGATCAGCTCATTGGCTGTGTCGGCGATATCTTTGCGGAGGAACATTGCTAATGAGCGTAAAGCAGAGAACACATTACTATTGCTAGGAGCAGTCGAATCATTTGTACGGATTATATAAACCCCTTTTCTACCTCCACTAGTGTACGTCTGACCTTTATAAGTAAGATTGTCAACTTTATTTTCAAGCTCCCCAATTCGGGAATATGCTGTGCTTTCACCGATTGTATATACAGGAGCATCGTAAGGTAAATCAAGCTTTATTTCAAGACCTATAACTCTAGATATCCGACTAGTCTCAAAAAAAGATTTATTGACAAGCTCTATTCTTTGGCCAATGTCAAATGTCCGGCTGATCATATTTTCTTTTACCCATGATGATGCAAGGGTAGTATTGTATGTACCATCATCGACCATCATCTTTTTTACACAATCCACCGTTTTGTCTCTTAATTCTTGCTCGGCATTTGATACGAGGCCAAGGTCCGTTATCTTCGTACTATCCCAGCCGTAAAGAATGAATTTATCTCCTGTAGTAGGTTTTAATGTTTCATCGGGCAATGTCCTTCCATAATTATCATTGGCAACAATTTCATAGACATCACTTTCAAGTGTTACGCTTCCTAAACTTGTGCCAGCCTTATGAAATGTTACACCGAAATCCATACCATTAAGTAAACCAGACTGGAATACCAACCTAAGTTCTTCTCCATCAATAATATAACTTTCATCAAAGACAAGCCCACTAGTATCGGTTACATAATAAAATGTCTGGGTTACTGTTTCTTGTGTTTCTTCATCTTCTATCGTAGACGTATAACTGCCAACCGTACCAACAACACATTCAGTACGTGGATAGACTTCATCAAGGAATATAATATCTTCAATAGCTTCCTCCTGCGGCATTTCCGTACCTATATCATAACCTTCTTCACCAATATATACCCTTTTACCATCCTTATACCGATAAGCATCAATATACGGTGTTCCTTCTGGTAACATCAACCGCTTTTGAACAATACCATTTACCACTACTGTTTCATCAACAGGCCGATAGTTGGAAGGAATGTTTCTTGTTGATCCAAAAGCATACACACGTGTAGCATAGGTTCCCTGGCTTTCACTGCGCGGCATTTCTTGGGCTTCCACACCCAGCTCTATCCTAACAGCATCTCCATTCTCACAACGTCCAAATCGGATAATATTATCTTCTACCCACCACTCACAATTCCACGTTTCTGCCATGTTAGTAAGAGCATCCAGCAGATTGGTATTCTCATAAGACATCAACTTAGCTGAATCCTCTACTGACGAATCTATAGAAAAATCGAAATCATTACCCCTGTATTTGTAACCAAGAGCTTGTAAGTTTCGGAGGAACACACCTAATTGCATATCCAATGAGGCAGTAAGGTTCCAAGACGCTTCCTGGCCTGCCACCTCCGGCATGTACTTGAATTTCTTATTTTTCCATTTCCAATAGTAAGCATCAAGACGCAACTCGTAATTATAGCCGCCCGTAGACTGGTCATAAGTAGGTGTCGGCAAATCTACAACTTCATATATCTTTGCGAATTTACCACCTAGGGATTCATCTAATATCCCCGACAAGTCCACATAATCACCCATCTTAAAATTAATAGGAGTTAGGACGTTAAAAGGAAGAGTAATGTAATCCTCCTTACCCAATGAATAACGACCTATCGAACCAACGTTGAAGTCTGTGGAGAAACGAATATCTCCTGATATGTTTTTAATGTCTATTAGTCCCATACGAGTATTGTATAGCTTCATACAATGTTATGTAGCAAATATACAAATAAATCACATGATAGCAATTATATTCAAAGAAAAAATCATATTGTCCTATCCGCAGGATTAGGTTCCACTAATTTCAAGGAAAAACTAGCGATTCCCCTCATAAACTGTGTAAATTGGTTACATGACAAATAAATAGTCTTATACACAACATTTGGCTGATATTTGCTTCTGATATGTAATACCCCAGTGGCGAGTTCTTCACAAAAAGAATTATATCTAACAAAAAACAGATCTTCGCTTTTAGCCGTAAGATTAAATGTAAGTGTAATATTCCTTTCGTCAATCTTGGAATCTGAAGTTATAACTCGCTTGCCGTTTTCCAGACGTGACTTGTTTTCTATAAACTCTTTCATCGGCGGTGGTGTCATTAACGCCGATAAAGAAGAGGTATCCATACTTATTCCCCATGTGGTATAAGCATCCTTATCATTTATATAAAATTCTCCTTCCATGTTACATATTTTTAGTATTATCTACTATCTTATCTAATTTCGATCCTAATTCAAGGATAGGCTTTGTGTATTTTACGATATCTTCCAAATAACCGTTAGTAATCACATGCTGATTCAAGATGTTACCCAACGTAGCATTGCCCTCCGTTGAAATAGAAACCAAAGATCCTATGCCGACAACAACATTTATCATCTGGCTCTTTATTTCCTCATTTGAAACCTGCAATGCTGTAAACCTACCGCTTAGTTCTCCTGCATCTTCATGTGTCATTTCAGTGCCAAACCCTCTTGATGAAGAAGATTGGGAATAGGATTCCTGTGAAATCTTGTCATATCCGGTTGCGGCAGCAAGCTCATCACGCAGTTTCATGGCTTCATCCACATACTTCATATATTCATCTTGCAAGGCTTTCCTTTCCTCTTCGGTCAGCTCGTTATCCTCCATGCTGGCACCAAACTTTTTCCACCATTCCTCCAACTTTTCACTGTATAACTCACCAATCTTATTGGAAAGCATGGCACGCATAAAGTATTCTGATATATCTTCCGATGCTGCCTTCGCATCGTATTTCATATCCATAAGATTGTCTACAAAACTATCATACATAGAATCAAATGACATTCCAGTCAGACCCTCGTAAAGTTCATTCGTCAGTTCTTCCAACGTACCAGCTTGATCAATATAGTCATTCAACTTATCAGTCAGACGATCACCGTATCCACCTTTGCCGGTATTCTGAATGGTTTCCCACATATCTACTGTCTCACGGAGCATTTTCATTTCTTCTGGGGTAAGATTCCAGATATCACCATTCCAATCACGACCAATCTTTCCACTCAGACGGTCTATCTGTTCCTGAGAAAAACCGCCCCAATAATAATTCCAACTATGATGAGAACCAGAATAACGTGCTTGTTCCTGCGCTATACGCTTATAATTATCAATAGTTTCTTTTTGATACTTATAAGCATCCCGGTATGCGGCAACAGACTGCGTTCCCTTGCTTGCCTTCATTTCGTCAGTCAAGTCTTCAATGGCAGTTTGTAACGTTTCGTTACGGTCTGTCAATCTGTTGATAGCTTCCTCGACCTCTTTTTTATTACCGCCAATACCAAACAAAGAATTAAAACCACCGAAAGAAATCGCATTAAGGATATTACCTATTCCATTTTTCAATGAATTCCCAATTGTAACAAACAAGTCTCCAGACAAAACATCACTGATAATCCCACTGACCGCATTTAGAACAGCATCAAGCAGACCACCGACAAGATCACTCAATCCGTCTTTGAGTACGTCAATAATAGACAAAATCCATCCGACAATGGGAACTTCTTGAAGCGATTCCGATGTCTTACCTATGACGTCCTTGAATCCGTTCACGGTTTTGATAATTCCACTATATGCGTTATACAACCCTCCGGATGAAATCTGCTGCAAGCCTCCCAACAAATTTTCCATACTTGCTTTCAGTCTGGTGGCGGTATCAGTCACATTACGCTGGGCCTGATTGGCGATATCCGTCTGTGTCTTTACATTGGCGGATGCAATGTCAGCATTCTGTCGTGCTATATCAAGGGCATTCGCTGTAACCTGCTTTTCTTCTTCTGTTCCACTCTTCTGTGCTTTGGCGTAATCATCCTGTGATTTCTTTAGTTTTTCCAAAGCGGCTGTTTCAATCTCTATGGCATTGATACGGTTTTGTTCGGCTGTATGATAGGCTTTTACATCCTCTCCAAGTTTCTTGAAGTTGACTCCACTTGTACCACCCAAAGACTTTTCCATCTGGCTGATGGCGTCAATCAATGATTTCTGGCTTGCCTGATCGGAGTTCTTGAACTTGTCAGTCCGTACATATTTTTTTGCTTCGTCCAAGGCAGGCTTTACCATGTCGGAAAACATGGAACCAAACTCACCAAACACAGTAACCCAATCTATATTGGCTTTTATGGCTTCCGTTTCCTTGTTCTGTATGGCAACATCACGTTGTTTCTCCAACAACTTTACTTGTGCACTATTAGCACCGCTTTCTTCCTGCGCTTTCCTTATTTTTTCCGAATACTCTTGGGCGATAGCCAATTTCTGTTGCTGAAACGTGCCATATTCTTTCAAGTAATCGTTCAAAGCCTGTTGTTCGGCTTTAAGTTGCTCCTTGGTTACATTAGTAATATCTTTATCCCTCATGCTTTCGGCATTGGCATAAGCTTCCGAGATTTCCCGTGCCTGCTTGTCGGTCAACTTGCCATTACCGGCTTTGCTCCATTCTTCCTCCTGTTTTCTTATCGCATCAAGCTGTTTTTGATAATCAAAGTCAATCTGTTCCAACTTCTTTTCCGTGCCTTCTTTCATCAGGTTGATTTCATCCTGTTGGTTCTGACGGCGAAGTGAAAGAAGTTGTTCGTCCAGCTTTTCCTGATTTTCCTTTTGCTTTTTTGCTAGATTTTCCTGTCTGGTCAGTGCGCTTCCAGTTACTCCGCCCAGATCCTTGTATGCCTTTTCGGATGCCTCCATCTTATCTTTGGCTTCTTTCACCTGTTTCGATGTAGCCGTCTGATCTTTGATTAATGACTCATACCCTTTTTTCGCTTTTTCCCATTCGGCTTTAGCATTTGCCAAATCTTCCTGATATGTAGTTTCTTTTGTTTCCTGTCTGTTCTCAACTTCCAATTGGGCATTGATTTCCGACAAGACATCCTTTCTTGCGTTTGCCAATTCATTTTTCAGGTCTTCGATACGCTGTGCCTGAACCTTCATTTCGGAACGGTTGTTCTCCTTCTTAGCTAAATTATAAGCCCATTCCGCACTTTTTATCTGTTGTTCCAAGGACTCGACTATAGCCTGTTTTGACTGTGTTCTGGATTTTACAACTTCTTCATTATATGCCTTCCAAAAACCAATCAAATCCTGTATATGACCTTTCTCATCAACATATTTCCTAAAGAGTGCTGGGTATAGTTCCTCAATATCTTTTAAAGCTTTGAGTTTAGTAACATCGGCTTCCACCTCGCTATTAATGGTGCTAACAAGACCTTCCAAAGTACGTTTCCGATCTTCCTCGTCCGTGTTGAGTTTTTCTATTTTCTTGTTATATGAATCTAAAGCACGTTCTGCTGACGTTGTATTATCGGATAACGACCACATTGCAGCTCCAAGCCCTACAACAGCAGTTGCCAATAACACATACGGATTAGTAAACATAACAGCGTTCAAAGCTTTTTGTGCCGTTGTTTGCAAAACCAGCCATCCGTAGTGGGCACGTTCGGCAATAGTTAGAGCGGCAATACCTGAAGCTTGTAAAGCTTGCAAAGCCGTGACTGTCATCACAGCCACTTTATATACGCCATAAGTTGCTACAAGACCAACAAGAACTTTTCCCACTTTCTCATAATTCTCAACCAAATAAGAAACACCGGACAGAGCTTCGTTTATAATTCCTTCATTGGCTTTCCCTATCTCATTGAACATGGTGGAAACAGCATCCTCTATATTAGAAATTTGCCCAGTGATTGTCTTGGACTGTTCTTGCATAAGGTTGTAGAACATTCCTCCCTCATTTGTAAGGTTTTGGATGACTTTCTGGACTTCCGGGAATCCCACTTTCCCTGCTTCAACTAAACTTTTTACTTCTCCTTCTGCTACTCCGAATACTTTTGCCAATTCGCGAATCATAGGAATACCACGACCTGTAAACTGATTTAAATCTGCGGTATATAACCGTCCTTGCGTCATGGTAGTACCATACAAATACACAATATCACCAAGTGGCTGAGAAAGGCCGGCGGCTATGTTTCCAAGACGTATCAAGTCGTCATTTACGTTTTCAACATTTTCTCCATAAGCAAGAAGTTGTTTAGCTCCATTTGCTACGCCTTGAAGGTCAAAAGGAGTGGTAGCAGCCGTTTTTACCAATTGCTGCATGAGGGCATTAGCCTTATCCTCACTGCCAAGCATTGTCTTAAATGCAACTTCCAATTGTTGGAATTCTCCTCGGACTTGTGCAATATTTGAAATTAATTCTTTTGCAGTAAAACCAGCTCCGAATGCTGCGGCAGCTCTAGTCATACGGTTAAACAGTTCTTCAATACCTAAACCGCTTTGCTCTATTTGCTTGGACGTGTTTTTTACACCATTCTCTACTTCACGAAGTCTACGTAAGAAATTAGAATTATCACCTGTAATGTCAAAATGTATTCCAGCCATAGGTCTTTTCGATAGAAATAGTTCCGTGCAACATCACACGGCATTGCAAATATAACAATAAATGACATAGTTAGAGTCACAAAACACACAAAATATATTCAACGGTTTATTTTCCCATCTTTAATTTTGTTTATATTATTATATAAATATATATTTGTAAAATATTACAACGTAAAAAGCAGAGCAATGGATTTTAAGGATCAAGTTGTACGGCTATCTGATAATATAAAAAAACAAAAAGACAAGATAGCTACAGAAGAAGCTACAAAAAACGCATTTATAATGCCAATGATTGCAGCCTTAGGATACGATGTTTTTAACCCTTTTGAGGTCGTGCCTGAAATGGATTGTGACTTAATAAAGAAAAAAGGAGAAAAAATCGATTATGCCATAATGAAGGATGAAAATCCTATACTTCTTATAGAATGCAAACACTGCAAGCAAGACCTAAACCTGCATGACACCCAACTACAAAAATATTTTGTAGCGTCAAAAGCCCGTTTTGGCGTGCTTACCAATGGGATAGAATATAGATTTTACACCGACTTGGAGAAAATCAATATTATGGATGAGAAACCTTTTCTTATCGTGAACATGCTTGACTTATCAGATGCGGATATAGAGCAACTAAAGAAATTCCATAAGTCATATTACAATGAAGAGGATGTTCTAAGTACGGCAAACGAATTGAAATACACGACAGAAATAAAATCAATATTGAATAACGAATTTGCATCACCTACAGCAGAATTTGTTCGATTCTTCGCACGTCAAGCCTATACTTCAGGTCAAATCACATCGAAGGTGATAGATATGTTTACACCACTCGTAAAGAAATCCATCACATCTGTTATTAATGATATTATTTCAGATAGACTAAATACAGCTATAAAAAACAGCGAGCAAACATCTGACTCACTCCAAACGATAGACAATACATCCATAAATACTTCCACAGAAGATACAGAAGAGAAACTCCCGGACGGAGTTGTATACATGGATAAAGAATCCGGTGTCGTAACAACACAAGAGGAATTAGATGCCTACAACATCGTAAGAAGCATTTTAAGAAAAAGCGTGGATGTGTCACGCATAACCTATAAAGACTATAAAAGTTACTTCGTTGTAAATATCGATAACAGCCAATGGTTCTGGATATGCCGTGTTTCTATTGGAGCAAGAAAAAAGCAAATAGGAATACCGGCAGACCAATATAAGAGTTGTGAATGGATTCAGATTGACAACATGGATGATATATTCAAATATGCAGACAGACTTGAAGAAGCACTTAAAATGGCAATAAAAAGTTGTGAACATTAAAATTAACATTAGTATTTACATTATGAAGAAGAAAGTTTTATTTTTACTGACCGTATTTCTTTATTCAATAACAGCTTTTGCTCAAGAAAAAAAAGAAGTTATCATTAAAGCTGGTACAATTGTTCCTTTGGAATCCATAAGTAATGTCAGAGCCTCCAAAGCACATGAGGGGCAGAATATTGATTTTAAAGTTTCCAGAGATGTTATCATAGACAAGGTTGTAGCCATACCGGCCGGAACTATAGCCAAGGGGGTAGTGTATGAGGCGAAAAGATCTGCATGGTTTGGAACCAAGGGAAGATTAGGAATCAGGATGCGCTATTTAACTTTGCCATCTGGTGATAATGTGAACTTCTCATCATCTGAAGTATATATAACAGGAAAAAACAGGACTCCTTTATCTGTTGTAATATTCTGCTGCACCTGTATCCCTCTGCCTTGTGGTTCCAAGGCTGAGATGAAAATCGGTTATGAGTTTGATGCATCAGTAGCAAACAATACCGTAGTAATAGTAGAATAGTCATTTTCTGATTATCCTATTTCACCGATAAATCGCGAGAGTTTTTGTATAACCCTCGTGATTTTTTTGCCTTTTATTTATCGCACTGTTCTATTTGTCGTATTTAATCCCATTTCATGGCTTTGATTTTTGCCATATTTGCAGGGTCATCGGCATTGATGATATCACGGTCTTGAGGTATGTTAACTCGCTTACGTTCCTCGTCAGACAAATATATGGACGTTACGGAATCGGCAAGGAGCAATTGTAAATTGGCATAGCTAATACCCCAAACAACATATTCAAAAGTCCATCCGTACCGTTGACAAGCTGTATCTATCAATGTGCCATATATGCTTTTGCCGCCAAATGTAAGAGAATTATTATCCTTCTTGGCTCTCATGGCTTTTGCTTGCCATTCTTTTTCCTTATCTATTCCAAGGTGTTTTATATATGCTGATATGTCTCCTTCTGACAATACCATAACCAATAGTTGTGCCATACTGTCATTATCTATTTCTTTATAGAAGAAATTACATCTTTCTTGTACAAAATCATAATCAAACAATTCTTCTTTCTTATTGATGGTATGATAGGACAAAATACGGCACACGCTTTCTTTTTTTTCCTGACATATTCTCAACGCTTCCATATACGGATTAGCCTTGATAATTTCCAGATTTATGCCAAGACACTCCACAAGCCTTGATATTAGGTATGTTTTTCCAAGAGTAACCGGATATAGATAAAACTGACGTTGATTTACTTTAAAACCATGTGGACGTTCAATTATAGTATCCGCAATGTCCATGTCTATAAGTTTCCCATCTTCTAACATAACGGTTCTTGTTTTTTTAATTAATGCCGGATATCTTCACAGACAACCGGCATGAAAAGACATATGAATAACAAACCAAATTTTCAAAATCGAGCGGAAACACAGATTCGAACTGTAACCTAATGCCTGGTAGACATACGTGCATCCATTACACCATTTCCGCAATACACGTGGGTATAAAGCCCCCACGGCAGGCTATCATCCTGAAAAACTATCCACCTAACTAGGATTAGGAGCAACTTCAAATTTATCTCCATCTCCAGATTCATCTTCTGGGTCACATTCAACCTTAGTCGGCTTACCAGAAGTAGGCGTTGTTATAATCTTACCCCATTGAATCTGTTTTTTGTCCGAACCCGGCTTCAAAGCATCAAAGGTATACGCCCAAATACCACCATCTGCCGCTGTAAATGAATCCTCAACAGAAACGGTAGTTTTTTCCATACAGAATCCCTGAACATCAGGATCTTCAGGCTGTAAAGCAACAGCATAATTATGTGCTACCACTCCATCACTATCACTTATAGGACGCTTACGCCCTTTTGCAGCACGAATATTGAAAGTAAGAGCATAGGTGTTTTTTCCATACTTTACATCCTCGTTCTCTCCTCCTTCAATCTTTGCTTCTTTCTTGTCACCTTTTGTCGTTGTCAACTGTGTGGAATCCTCTACCGGAGTAGGCAATTCTTCCCATGCAGGTGATACTGCATCAAGGTCTTTAATAAAAATACGGGGCTTACCCCATCCAATTACTGCCATAGTTCTATATTGCTTAATATAGTTAATACTTATTCGTTATTTATCTCAATATACAGCTTGTTGTTGATGAAATGTTCCGTGTGTCCATCCTCAAAAGAAACACCGGTAGACATGACTTTTTGACTACATTCTTTAGGAACTGTATGAAACTCTTCTTTACGTATATAAAAGAGAAACTTACACAAGTCACACAATTCCCCTATACGGAGTGTATGCTTTTCCCATGCTTTTGTTCTAGAATTCCATTGGTCCCTAACATAAACATTGACATTCACATAAGCTCGCTGGATCTGACCGCATCCCTCATTGGCAAGTACAGATATGACAATATCCTCCTTGTCCGATTTATCTGGTCTACCCCTATCACTCAATTTCCCGGTTACACTTCTTTCAAGGATTGATCCTTTAATCTTGTGATATACAAATTTTGATATTTCAATGTCCGATTTCATCATTTAGCAATCTGTATCTTTAATTTTTCAAGCATCTTGGGTACTTGGTCTATTGCCCATAGCTCCGTTGACGCAAGCACATCCTTGTTATCCATCGCTTCCACATATTCAGCATAATTCATTCCGGCAACAATAACAAGAGCATAGTCATTGGAATATCTTCTAGCCAGTTCTTCTGCTAAGTCTTTGCCGACTTTTACACCTTGTGAACCCTGCTTCACCTGATTAAAGTCTGAGTATTGGATAATACTGCCATTATGGGCTATTACATAGCCAACTGAGCTACGCAAATTACCAGACTGATCATACCAACTTTTATCACCACCTCTATCACGTACCCTGATAACACATTGTTCTCCAAGATACGACAAAGCGCGTATTGTTAGCCTTTCAACCCGTTGTGCCTCCCTCATAAGTGTATTATGAATTTCATCAAGTTTGGTAGCCATTCTTATACCCATATCCTAAACCCAAATTTTGCACTGAAGCTGGTAACGATGAAAACCTTTCACTTCAAATTCTCTTTCTATTCCTCCGAGCAGACTTATCTTGACTCTATCTCCTATTGTAAAAGCACGGCAGTTTGCTGGTATATTACAAACCTCATAAGAGTATTTACGTATTATGCCATCTTCAAATTCCCTTTCATCCGATTCACCGGCAGGAACAGCATCACAGGGAATTTCACCTTCCCAATGTTCTTCACCCGAATGGTAATCTCCGTTTTCATCCTCGTATCCTGAAGCAGATACAAGGTATTGCAAACGATGTGGATTTCTACTCAAAACAGCCATACTACAACAAACAATCACCTACATATACCGTTGGTTTTGCCTCCAGTTCTACTAAAGGTTCACCAATAGTCTTGTAAATGGAGTTAACACGTAAAAGTATCCGTTCTTTATCTTTATCAGATAAAGCCCCGAAGGACTTGTCTGCTTCAGAGAAATTGATAGCCTGGACCAAAGACCAAAGACAATCAGCTAAAGCTCCCTGGTATTCGTTAGAATGATCTATATCATAACCAAACTCATCATCACCATTGAGATTACGTTTAATCATCACATTCTCTACAAAACCGATAGAAATCGGATAGTGTATTTCGTCTACGAGAGCTTGCTGTATTGTCTTCATGGCTTATTCTGATTTATGAGATTCAACTGCGGATTTCAATTTCGCTTCGTCAAAGTCATTCAGCCTGTTCACGGCGGCAATCAGCTTGTCATCTGCAATAGTTGAAGCTAGATTTTTGCCTGTTATTTTATTGAATTCCTTGACAAACTCCGGCTTCTTGTAAGTATTTCCCCAAATAGTGATTTTCACATCCGTACTGTCAGAAGTTTCAGCTGAGGTATCTACCGCCTGAGCTTCCGAAATATCAAGAGAGTAGATTTGATCCACGTTCTCAATAACAGAGAGCACAAGAGCCTGCCCACTCGTAGTTTCGGTAAACGGCTCCGTTGTTCTGTAACGGCTGATGAGTTTGTACTCATCAACGGTTGAATAAACAACACCCTCTACCGGATTTGTCTTTTCCGCAAGCGTTCCCCACACCAAAGCACCGACTTCTTCTGTGGTAAGGAAAATCAACTTGTTCTGGTTCCACGGCTTGTACGGTTTCCTTTTGCCGTTCTTCTCTGAGATGATTGAACGGTCAATTTTCAGGAAAGCAACCCCGTTGTTATCATCCGCAAATGCTTCGTCAAACAAAGATGCTGTCGGAACAGGGAGCTTTGTATTACTGTCAAAAGTCTGACCGCGATAATTGGCTACCAGTTCTTTTGCCCCTTGCGTCTGACGCAACTTGTTGTAGGTTGACAATGCAATGCAGATAGTGATGATTGTGTCGCCGTTATTGTCAGCATAAGCCAATACACGCTTAATGTCATCAAGCGTAAGCTCATTCTGCGTCTCAACACCAAAACAGTTTTCAGGCAGATAGCCGAAATTGATACGCAAAGCCGTACCGGTATTGTTTTCATCCTCCACAGCTACAATGCCATTAGACAATCCGGTCAGGAAGTTCGCTTCATTCTGTTCGTCAATACCGACAGAGCAAGCAATCGGGTCGGAAGTCAGCTTATTCGCGATGTTCGTCCATTCCGCACCTTGCGCTTTCATTATGTTAACGGTATTGATATCCGATTCAAACATGATTTTTTTCATACCGATTTTCGGCAGAGAACCATTGGCGTGAGCAATGGCATCGCGGCTTTTAATCGGAAGTGGCGAGTTCATCGACACCATGTCGGCTGCTACATAAGTAGTGTTTACCGCAGCGTTAGACCATTTCTGGTCTGCCGAATAAACCTTTCTCAACATAGATTTATGCAAATAGGTGCGTTTGTTGTCACCGTTCCGCTTGCCGTTCACTGTATCTACTACATTCTGGAGTCTCGGAAAGATTTTTCTGATGTACTCCACAAATTGTGATTGTACCATTTTTTACCTCCTCTTTTAATCGTGCATGAATACTAATCCAGGCAACTCCGTCTTCATTGCAGTTTTGATATCATCCACTGAATACGGACTTGCTTTATCATTCACTTCACCATCGTACATGATTGCTGCTAAAGGAGCATCCTTTGTAACGCTTCTTACCAATACACCTACATAATGATGGCTACCGGGCAATGTATCATATTGAGCATAATTCGATGCTTTTAGCGGCATAGGTTTGAATAGTGTTTCGTCATCATCTGATGCGATAATAACATGACCAGCCTTAATTACATCATATGGATAACCACTGACATCAAGCGTGCGACCACCAATGATACCAGCACCGTATCGTCTGATTACAACCGAATCAAGACCAGAAGTAATCACCTGCAATTCACTTGCTAAATTTGCTGTTGCACCCATTTTTAATACTTAGTTTTTTGTTAATGTTTAGAATGTGTCAGCCAACGCTTTGATTTCAGCGTCACTAATCACTTCATCTTGTTTTCCCGAACTTTTACCACTTGCGGCAGGCGGATTAGCCAATGTAGACAAACCTGCATCTGCACATTCTTGGTTGTAATTCTTCAGGTCTTCCTCAACTTCCGAATAAAACTCGTCAAACTCCTCTTCGGTTTCAAATTTCATGCGGTCGAAACTTTTCAGGATGCGACTGCCGAAAGAACCCGAATCTTTGAGCAACTCGTTGAGCTTGGATTTTCTTGATGTAGTGACTTTTTCACCTTTCAATACCGAAATTTCATTGGTAAGTGTATCAACCTTGTCAAGCAATCCCTTTGCCCATGCTGGAGCATCATCATTACTTTTATTCTGCTGAGGATCATTTTTGTTTGAACCCGTCTGACGATTGTTTGAAGTGTTCGATGATGTATCATCGCCGTCATCGGTTTCGTCATCGCCATTCTTTTTGCGGTTTTCTTCGATTACTCGATTTGCAAAAGACTGGCTGACTTGCAGGTAGGGGAGAACCGCATCAATAGCTGCTTCAATTTCTGCGTTTACGTCCTCATCGGAGGCATCATCTGTGGAGGTTAGGTTATCGGCAATTCTAGCAGCGATACCCATCACCTCTTTTTTATTGAACCCGAACGCCTTCACTTTCGGTTTCAATTTCAACAAAACCTGTTGTTTTCTATCCATTGTACAATGTTTTAATTAATAAAAACGGCCTGCAAAACATTACATGCAAGCAGACCGTCAACCTTCTTAATCATACATTAAGAGCAATGAATGTATTCACGACAAGTTCGGTTGCATGTAACTTCACATGCTTTATGCAAATATACGAAAAGTGATTCTTTTTACTTCACTTTAATTGTTAAACTATTATAATAAGACACATAGTACGAAAATAATCTTGTACTCCGTGTTATGAAACTGAATGTATCTGTATATAAGCAGTTATTATTTAAGATATGACGGGTTATCCTTTAAAAAATATGGCAAAGTTCCATTTCTCTTTGCATCTGCTATGCGTTGGGAATTTGTGCCAATCCACTGTTTAAATGCATTCGGTACATCCTTGACTTCATTCACACTTTCAGTCGTAGATTCACTTCTACCATCCCATTCCCAAAACTCTTCTTCTGTTTTAAGGATAGGTATTTTATAGCATAAATCATTCGGATGCCAGCCAGTCCAAACGAAATCTTTAGGATATTTACCTGCTAACCTATCGCATATATCCCCATGTGGCATACGGTGATGATGTGAAGAGCTTAGCTTTATTTCGTACCCCACAACGAAATCCATTTGTTTCCAACGCTCATTTTCAGCAGTCCGGTAAGCCATGTTAATTTCAGATCGAGCCAGTCGGATAGAATGGTATTCGCAATCCTTTAAATGTTCTGCACTACCATACTTGTCTTTATAATCTTTTTGCAGTGATGGAAAATCAAGCAGATATTTAGAGATTTGTTTACTCAAAGTAATAGCACTTGTTCCTTTCTGAATAGCGCAAGATATAGCTGCTTCAAGTTCTTGTTTATAAATGGTGGATTGTTGCCAAAGTTTGGCAGAGACATTAAAGCCTTTATCCTTGCGGTTTTGGAACGCTTTCAAAGCATCAGAGTTTACTTGATATAAGACTTTGTATTTTTCCCCATCAACTTGGGCATTATAAGCCCTTAGAACTTTATTTGCCATCAAGTCTTGCACTTCATTACTATTTTTCCATTCTTCACTAATACCTCGATAGATAATCGTATGAATATAATTAACAAATTGAGCCTGTATATCCTCTATCTGTTTTTTAGTCTGTGGGTAATCAGACCATTTAAAAGGATTTTCACTATCAGATGAATAATCAGTGCGTAATACAGCTTTAGCAGCTTCCAAATTCAGAACATCATATATATGCTCCACTAAAGCTACATATTTATTCAGCCTTGTGTTAAGCTCTTGATATTTTTTCTTTTGATTCGGAATCTTAGGTTTTGACATATTGGTTTGTTTTTAATCTATTTATTAGAGTAGGCAGAAAAATCACGGGGATAAAACAAAAAATATTTTTCTGTTTTTAAGATTGACTCATTTCTTATTGAACTTGTCACATACGTCACGGTTAAGAAAGCGGCTGGAAGTGAAAAACGGACAACGACACATGAAGAACTCACCTTTCAAGTTCTTCTCGTGCCGGTCATAGCTATGCACGCAATCCCTACAATGATACTTAGATTGTGTTATTACTTTTTTTGCCATATACAAATTTGTTCTTTCTTTTATCAACCATCGGATATAAATAATGCTTCACTATAATTTTGCCACAGATAGGACAATCTTGTACTACATATTCTACCGTAATTATCTTTGAATGTCTTTTCATATTTATCCCTCCTCAATTCTATCAGGTGCCGGCATTTCCAGCAGCCTGATAGCCTTAATCGTTTTTCTACCTTCTAAAATAGCTTTGCATAATCTATGGTATCCATCTGCTATTTGTCCTACTTCATCCAGTATAATAGGGTAGTCTAAAGAACAATCACGAACACGTTTGCATTGAAAGATAAAACTATGAAGCTGGCTGCACTCAAACGGTTCAACAGTCAGGTCTATATTCCACAATGGCATATCACGTACAGGGTATTCCTTTGCTTTCGCGAAATTATAAAGTGTCTGGGCTTTCCATACTTTATTTCCTCTAAGGTATTCGCTTTCGGCAAAGGTCATATTATCTATTGGTACTTTCATGTTATTCCGCACTTTCAAATAAACCGTTCATTCTTGATTGTTTTGCTTGTAAATCCATCGCATCTTCTTTATGTATCTGATCCAAAGTTGCCTCCGCATTATTAGAACCAGCTTCTCTAATAGTTTGCAACTGGCTCTTGATTGGCTTGCCACCATTCTGTTTTATAAGTCTATCAGTCATTGCATCCTCGTCCATTTGGATAAACGGAGTAATGACATGCTCAACTTCTACATTGTCAATCTCTTTAACCCATGAAGTATTCATGCTTTTCAAGAAAGCCTTGATTACACTGCATTCACGCTCAAACGATTCTATCCAATCACCACTTTCATCACCTACTTTCAGATGGGCATCAGTCAGCAAGGTCTGTCTAGCATCAAACCCGATATTTCCTAATGCTTTCATGTTCTCGAATGATATATCCGGAATTTGTGATTGTGACCAGAATAGACTAATCAGGGTACTTACATGGTACTTTAGTGCTTCGATAGCCTGAGACCATGAAACATAAGACACATCACCTCCATTTTCAACATGGAATATCCTACGGCTTTCCCCCTTATCTTCTTTTCCTTGTGTAGCCCCTGCAATTTTAAGGATAGGAGCACTGTTGTAGGCGATAACATCACTATTACGAGAAAGGGTATATTCTATCTCATTACGCAAATAAGACAAACCATGATAAATAGGAACTGGGCGATGAACATAAACACCGGGGATCTTCAATATAGCTATTGGTTCCGCTTTGATTTGTTCCCACCCAGATCCTTGCTGCTTCCACTTGTAATGGATCTTAGAAGTATATGTTTCAAAAAAAGCAATTTCTTCGTCCTTGACTTTCTTCTTGTATTCAAAAGACATAGCAACCATATCTCCCAACTCGTCAAACAACGGATACAGCCCGACGCCCTCCATCGGGGAATAGGTCTTGCATTTCAGCTTAAATTTACTTTGAAAACCATATAGAGAATTGGGATTTTCAACCGTATACCAAATGGTAAATACCTCGCATGACGCAAAATAGGCGTTGCCACGTTTAATATTCTCACTGTCTATACGAGCATACTTGTATATATTCTCAATTGCTTTCGCTATTTGTTGGCGAGTTTCATTGTCCTCAATATTATGATAGACACGTTTTACTGGAATGGAAAACATAAACTCTGTCATCCGTTTTGTAAGGAGTTTTTCAAGACCGATATAAATACGGGAAGCTTTTTCTACCGTACCATCAGATTTTACCTTATCTTTTCGACCAATGTTATCATTTACTATCGAATGCAATGTTGGTTCATAGTCTTTAATAAGATTATCCCATGAGGGGACATAGACTGATTTTCCTTTTAAGTCGTTGATGATATTATCAACCGGGCGCGTAATGTCTAATATAGCTGTTATTTCGTCCATAAATATAGTAAAGTGTCACTTGACACCTTTTTTTATATTGATTATTTAGATAGGAATTTATTCACGAAATATATTTGTCCTTTGCCGGTTACTTTGGTAGTGGTTGTTACCAATACCGAACCATCCGGCTTGGTAATTGATGTTTTCTTCAACTCAAAAAGTCCCAATTTCATAGATTTCTGCGTTGGCTGATTATAATAATCACCTTTTTGGCAAAGATAACCGTTCTCTCGCATCCAACCGAACAAACGGTTCTGACCGATATTCACTCCGTTCTGTTGGAGAATTTTTGCCAATTCAGCAATAAGGCACGAACGTTGAGAGGTACATACAGCATCGGCAAAAAGGACTTTAGGAGCATCTTTTTGGATCTTCTGCTCAGCCTCTATAAGACGCTGTTCTTTTCGTTTCAGTGTTTCTTGTGCCACAATAAGCGCACGTGCCATGATTTCTTCTGGAGTGTCGTCCATTTTGGTAGCGATGTAGCCACCTGTCTTACGGATACATGGCAACACTTCGCTTGTTACCCATTTGCGGAACTTTTTAGCTTCAGGCTTACGACTATCCAATATTGTATCATACAAACCATCCTCATCAACAAAATTTGCCTGTTGGATTCCACCGGCTGTTTCAAGGGGATACTTTGAAAGTACATCCTTATCTAATCTTTGCGCTACCTTACTGGGAATCAAATCCAAAATCTGGCATACATCTGCCAAGCAAAAGAAAGGTTCGTTATTTTCACCCATCGCAATTCTTACCTTTCCGAATTGCTCATTCTCAAAAATTTTAATTGTGTTCATAATGTAGTTCCGTACTCCTTCATACGGTGATTAGTTACACATGATACTGCTCCAAAAAGGAACCGGATAGCACAATACGTACTACCCGGTAACGTGAAGGAGCACGTTAGCATCAAATGCTATGATGCAAATATAATAAAAGTGGCTGTAAAAATGTCACATTCAACAGAAAAACTTACCTTAAATACAATATTTTATATTATCTGTTTGTATTTGGTACTATTTTTAGTACCTTTGCATAAACGAACGATTATGGGTACAAAGGAAAAACTAATAGAACGTATTTTGTCATGCCCAAAGGATTTTACCTATGATGAAGCAAAACGTTTATTCGGGATTTTTGGATACAAGGAAAGCAACAAAGGTGCTACATCAGGTTCCCGTGTTGAGTTTATAGGACCAGACGAAGAAGCTCCTTTCATTTTACATAAGCCACATCCCGGAAGCATTTTGAAATCATACGTGATAAAAGGAATAATTGAGCATATAAAGAAAAATAATTTGATTGAGAAATATAAACAATCTAAAACAAAGTAGTATGGGACTTTTAAAATACAAAGGATATTCCGGTTCTGTAGAATATAGTCCGGAAGACAATTGTCTGTTTGGCAAAGTACAAGGGATGAGAAAAGCGTCAATCCTTTATGAAGGGAAGTCTGTTGATGAGGTCCGTAAAGACTTTGAGGAATCTATAGACTTTTATCTTGAAAACTGTAAAGAAAGAAATATACAGCCTGAAAAACCTTATAGTGGGAAGTTAAATCTACGTATGTCACCAGACTTACATTCCCGTGTAGCTGCTTTTGCTTCCAGCACTGGAACAACAATTAATGAGTTTATCAATAAAGCCATATCTAAAGAACTTGAACACGAAATGGCTTTGTAAATACCGAACATAAAGAGAGGTAGTGTAAAATAAACTGTGTCACGCATTATTTTTCTCCAGAAAACTCATCGGTCGGGGAACGGCCAGCGCCAAGGGGCGGGA